CTCGCGAACCTTGCGGATTTTGCGCGGATCGACATACCGAAGCTCAATGATGCCTTTCTGTGGCTGTGCCTCGTCGATGATGGCGTGCATGTAGAGACGGCCGTCGATGTACCATCGTCTGAATAGGTCGGGCCCCTGGTGGTCGAAGTTCAGTAGATGAAGCACATTCTTGAATTCCTCGACGATCGTCGACTTGATGTCGTCAGAATACGGCAGTCCGTCAGTATCCAGCGCGACGATCTCGTCGCTGCCGGTAACGATGGCTTCGTCGGTGATGTCGTCGACGGCCCTCTCGATGATCGGCTGGAAAGCCATCTCGCGGTATCGGGTGATCAGGTCGGCTTCCGACCGCATCGCCCCTTCCATGTCCAGCACATGCGACATCGATCCGCCGACAGCCGATCCGACCGTCGAAATGGCGCCATCGTCAGTGATAGGCGGCGCAAACGAGGCAGGAGCAATCGGCGGACCGTCTTTAGGCGTCAGGCTATCGCCTTGCGTCGAAGGCGATCCCTTGCGGCCCGGCACTCGCTCAAACTTGAATCCAAACAACTCCATAATGTCTGTGCCCTTCTGTGCACCGGCGAGATTGCCGCTTGTGCTAGATGTCTATTTAGCCTGCCATAGAAACACAAACAGCCCGCGAGGGGCTGTCTGCGAAAGCTGTAGCATTGTGTGAGTGTCAGTCGACGCCGCCTGCATTCCCTGTCACTCCACCAGTGACCTCGACAAAGTCGTAGGCAAAGTTGACAGTGAACTCCTGGATGGCGTCGGTCGTTTCCCAATTCACGTCGATCGACGACACTTCGGTCGGAAAGATTCCATCCAGAGTGATTTCGCGCAGAGTTTGACCGGTGCGGCTTAGCTGAAACACCTGGGCTCGAGACTTGTAGTTGGAAGGAGCCGATCCTCGCGCCGCACGGTTGCCGCGTGGAGCATTGATGGCGTTGTGCCACTGCTCCATGGCATTTCGGATTCGAAAGTCTTCGTCGTTGATGATGGTCACCGACCAGTCGGCGTACGTACGGTCCCCGGGCTGCTTGATCTTTCGTCCCATGTACGGGACCTCGATCACGCCAATGGTCGACGCAGGCATCGACGATGCCTTGCAGAGGAACGGCAGCTGGAAGTCGGCCACGCCGGTGATCGGATTGGTGATCACTACTTGGAAGAGGGACGCACGAGCTCCGCCTGAGCGAAGCTGCGAGCGAAAGTTGTTGATGTTCAGGGACATTGACGTCAGGCTCCTATTGTGTTCTGTTTAGGCAAATCAGTTGCCGCCGACAATCTCAGAGAATTCAACGCCCGTGCGAACAGCCGTGAACCGCAGATTGATGAAGTTGATAGACCGCGCTGGCTTGATGAAGATGTCGCCGACGAATTCGTTGCGATCCACCACTTCGCCGGTGTTGTTGGTCTCGTCGCACACGACTCGGAAGTCGATGATGCCTCGACGGCCCTGCACATCACGGAGGAACGGCTCGACCAGGTTGCGGAAGCGAGCGCGCGTGAACGGGTCGTTGAACTCGAACAGCGAGAACTTGGAAGCCGTCGCAACGGCCTTCTCGAGAACGATGAACAGACGACGAACGTTGATGCGATCGAACGCCGACGGCCGGCCTAGCAGCGTCTTGTCGCCGTACAGGACGACACCCTGGCCGACAAACGACACGACCGGATTGACGTCCTCCTTGTATAGCGAGTCGCGCTGCGTCTTGTCTGGCGAGAAAGCCAGCTTGACGACGTTGCGGATCTGGCCACGATTGAAGCCGGCCGGCGAGAACCATGGATCTGTCGTCTCGTCTGTGCGCACGGCAAGACCGGCAACGTCGCCGTTTAGCGGCACGAAGCGGTACCGATCGTTGTAGCGGTCATACATGAACTTGTATCCGCTGTCCATCACCGCATACGAGCTCGACCGAACGGCGCGGCGGAACTCGACGACGTTGGTCACTTCGTTGCCTGGCGACCCGACCACATCCTCGATGGATGGCGACACAAACACGACACAGTCCTTGCGGAACTCGGCGACATTGTCGATCAGCCAGTTGGCAAGACCCTCACCGTGCGTACCTCCGCGTGCCTTGCCCTGCATGATCAGGGACACGTCGATCCGCTCTGCGTTTCGGAATGCCGAGTATGCGCGCGTCAGATCGGCGACGTCGATGGTAGCCTCATTGGCTCCGTCTGCACCGCCGGTCAGCCTGAACGTCGCGGGTGCACGGCCTACGAGCGGAGCCATCGTGGTGGCAGGTCCTGTGACCAGGCCGGCCAGATTCGATCCGACCCAGACGTGAGGCGATCCGCGATTGATGACATCTCTGAAGAACAGAGATCCACCCTGATCGCCTCTTGCATCGGTGGCTCTTGAAACGCCCGCAAACGTCTGAAGGATGCTGTTGGCGGCACCGTTGCTGAATCTGCCATCGACGTCGACAACGACGACGTGCATCTCATCGCCCGAACGTCCTGCAGCGGCGACCGTTGTAGAGGTGCCAGGGGCGCGGTCGAATAGCCCAGCAAATTGCCACTCGCGCACAAACGAGGTTGCGTTTGTGATGGCCGCTGGGGCTGGCGTCGCCAAGGTCACAGTAAACGCAGCATTGTTGACACCGACGCTGGCGGAACCGACGCTGGCAACGCGGAACACGTTGCCAGAAACTGTGAGGAGGTCGCCTGGAGTCAAAGTAGCCACGGCGGCCGTGGCCGCAGCATCAGCGCCAGGGCCGGTCATTGCCACCGTCAGAGCCGTCGACCCGGCGACGGCGTCTGCGTCCACAACAATGCCGCCGCCCGACGCGACGGTGCTGCGAAACGCCGCAGCATTGTCACACACAGAGACCAACAGTCCGTTGCCGACGGTGCCTGGATACTTCGCGATGAAGTTGACGTTGGCTGGAACGATCGCCGAAGCAAACTCGTCGTCGTTACGAATCAGCTGCGCGATTGCGCCGCTCGGTCCGCCGACGGCGTTGGCCGCTGTGTTGGACACTGCTCGCGATACGAACAGCCGATTGCCGTAGGCCAGGAAGCTGGAAGCGACGCCAAATGTCTCTGAGTTGGCTTCGGTGGGCGTGCCGTACCGCGCAACGAGCTCTGTTTCAGAACCGACCATGACAGCGCGATCGACAGGACCCCAGCTGAACACACCGCCGATTGCACCCTCAGTGGTAGCAACGGCCGGAACGATTGTGGTCAGATCGGTCTCTTGTACGTTGACGCCTGGGCTGATTTGAAAAGCCATCTTTGTCTCCTAATTCGCTTTGGTCGCGTTCGAGGTCGAACCGTATTTGTGCGGTATTTAGGATGCTCGGCGTTTCAATATGCCCACGGGTTGTAGTCGAACTCATAGGGGTCGTTGGGTACAAGATGCGCCGGCTCATCCTCGTACAGATCATCGTTGTTCAACCCAATTGGCATCAGGGATTCGTCGAGGCTGCTCTGCTGTGAGTTGATGAGAAACGCACGAGCATCGACTGCCGTCATTTCCTTGAAGATTGGCTGTCCTGTGCACCACGACAGAATGACGAGCGGCATTACGGTGTCGTCATTGGCCGGTTCTTCGGCAGCATAGCTATCGCCGTGCCGGACGAATGTCGACAGCTCTCGGATGGTCGTCTCGTCCCTAATGATGATCTGATCGTTCTCCATCAAAGTTCGCATCAGAGAGCATCCGATCTTCTTGATCGACTTGGTCATCTGCAGCCCAAAGCGTCCTAGCTTGTCGCTGACCGTGAGCTGCTGTCCACCACGACCAGCCGTGATCGTCTGCAGCACATTCTCGAGCTCGTAGTCATAGAACAACGAGTCGGCAACTCTTGCGCCCTGGTCGTTGCGTTCGACGACGATGATCGGATCTCTGTTGTACGCCTTGGCGAGACGATGTATCGCTTCCGGAAGCACAGCGGGCGAGATTCGATTGTCGCGGTAGACGGCCATCTGCTTGAAGGGCATCTGTGTGACGTCAAACACCTGCGCTACCGAATAGTCCCTACCGAGACCCTGCCCGACGTCAACAAAGATGCCATACACGCGGCCCGGAGTGGCTGCCTCAAACACCTTGAGCTCCATCGACTTGTGGATTGGATCATCAGGCACCATTCTCTCAATCACGTCGCCAGGAATCAGAGAGTTCTCCGAGCCCTCAAACTTGGCTTCGAACTCTACTCGAAACTGATGCTCCGACGTGTCCGCAATGACCTTCCTCTTCCAGGCCTCATCTCTGCCAGGCACCTCGTCCCACGATATGTCGATGGGCACGTACCCGTTCAAGCCCTTGATGGCTTTCGACCATATCGTATGGAACATGTCGATGCCGTTGGGCGTCGACGTAATCAGAATCTTGGTGGTCTGGCCAGACGAAATTGTCGGGTACACCGAAGCGAAGAACTCTTCCTGCAAATTGCGTGGGACGAACGCAAGCTCGTCGAGGTACACCAGCGAAAACGATCCGCCGCGAACGGCCGACGAACTCGTTGCGGATGCCAGGATGCCCGATCCATTCTCGAGCTCAATCGACCCCTTGTTCCACTCTCGTACACCTTGCTGCAACCAGAGCGGAAGTGCCTCGTATGCCTCTCTGTACCGCGACAGCACCGTTCTGGCAGAAGATTGCTTGTGAGCCAGCACGGCTACCCGATACTGGTCCGTGAACAGCGTCGACCACAGCATGAGGGCCATCACCGTCGTTGTGTTGTGCGTCGGAATGTAATGCGACGTGCACAGATACAGGCTGCGCGGACTGTCAACTTGAATGCACCGACCCACAATCGGCTGCTCAAGGCGCTCGAAGTTCTGGATAGTACGAGAGTACACATAGCGAGCGTTCGGTAGCGAAGCCTTCTGTCGTTCGAGCTTGTGCGGCATACGGCAGACGTCGAACTTGTCGCGGCCGACCGTGAAAGACAGCCGCTCGGAGTTTGACTTCTCGAATACCTTGCGCGTGACCTTGAGCCCGAGCGAGCACAGCAGCGTGTACACGTCCTCGATCAGCCACTGATTCTTCCGGGTCAGCTGGATGTGGCAGTGACCATTCTTCGTCACGTGACCATCAGTGTCCATCAGGCCTTGAAGGAGAGCAATGCGCTGATCGACAGACGCGAACTGATAGTCGGCTGGGATGTGCTTTGTTGGCGCGCCCACTTCCGTCTTCAGAAGCCCATATTCACGCAAGTCCGCACGAGTCAGATTGGCGATCGATTGTGTGAATACATTTGGTTTCTTGTCGCGTGAGTGGTCGTGTCGGAAGATCACACCCTGCGATTCGTAAAAAGACTTGTGGTCTTTATGAAGCGTCAGCTCTGTTCCCCAACTAGACCCGTCGCCCAACCACAGTCCCAACACATAAGGATCAATACGCAGTTCTCGTCGCGTGTATTGAACAGGCTGCGTGTTCGGGATGTAGTATGCGTACTCTTCCCGGCCTTTCGCATTCACGCGCTTCCAGTGGCTTTCGGCGAG